TAAAAGAAATATATGAGACATTATAAATTAACAAATCAAGAACGAGCAGCAAGTGGTTTTACTGATCAATTTGTCATTGATGGAAGTGAATTAACTGCTGCGGCTACAACTCAAACAATTGCATTAACTACATTAACAAGTGCCGTAGTTGATGATTTAGTTGTTGTTAGGTTGGACGAAAAACTCACTGGTGGTGGTGGTACTATAAAAGTTGAAATAGGGACTGCTGCTGATCCAGATTATAATGTGGCTATAACTGCCGACTTAAAAGCTGGAGCAGTTGGGTTGCTACATAAGTCTGCTGACACAGCTAATCGTTGTGGCACAGTTTACAGTACATCTACAGCAATAAACGCCAAGTTCACAAGTAGTAGCGGAAACTTTTCAGCTACTACTCAAACTGGTCAGGTTTCTGTGTTTATGAGAATCATTAATAGTGATGATCTAAAATACGGCACTGCTTAATGGCTGGAATACTTATACCTAAGTTCGGGAAGCGGGGGCGGGATGCCGCCTCCGTTGCCCGTGCTTTGCGTGATCCAAAGTTACATAAGGATTATGTTAGAGCAGAAAAAGCAAAGTATCGTAAACGTGCAGGATCAATTTTCCAACGATACAAAAACTATCAACATAACAAGAAGGCTGAACTTCATCTTGAAGGAGTGATCGATGCTCGAACTTGGTTTAGATGGGTGCAACAAGATCCTGACTTCTGGAAAGACGATTCTAACGTCAAAAAATTTCTTAAAGATAACAAAGAGGCAACTCCGTGGAAACAATAGCTTACAGTGATATAATTAAACGTGTTGTCTCGTATTCTCAACGAGTATATTCAGAATTATCAAATGATGATTCTGATTTAATAAAATCTTATTTAGATATTCGTTTAAAACAAATCTGGCAGTACTTCGCTTGGCCGGATTTAACAAGAGTAGAAAAAAGATATTACCGTGCCATCTATGCTAGTGGTACTACATATGCAGCGGGATCAGAGGTTTATTATCCGACAGAGAAAAAATATTACCAAGCACTTAAACAAACTTCTGGCAATGTCCCAACTGCGTTAACTCATTGGGCTGAATCAAAACAAAGTTATGGCGAAAATCTTTGGGTTGCTGGCGCGGCTTATAATGTAGGAGATATTGTTCAGTATGCTTCTGATGGATTATTTTATGCCTGTCATACAGCGCACACTTCAAGTGGAACACTTGTCCCAAATGCCACAAGCTCAAATGAAAGATGGGGTAAATTAACTGAGTTAGATAAGTACGTTGCTTGGGAGCAAACAGGCAAAAACAAAATTGGGGATGTTGTAGAGGTTTGGAATGATAATCCTAGAACCAACGGTAAAGCTGAACAGCAATTATTCAATCAAAGTGAAAATGGGGTTCAGGTTATAAACGGTCCCAATGTTGTTTACATTGAATACAGACAACCAATACCAAATTTATTTTATACTACTTGGACATCAGGAACCTCTTATGTGCTTGGTGATGTAGTTAGGTTTCCGGCTAGTGGTGCAGACTTTGATTTGTATGAAACAATAGTTGCTCATACAGCTTCAGGTAGTAACGACCCGTCAGATGGGGGAGGGCAGTGGAGTAAGATAAATATACCAAGAGACTTTAATGCGTTTTTAACACATGGCGCTGCGGCTGATCTGCTAATGGCAGATGAAAAAGAACAATTAGCCGGAGTGCAACAAGCCTTGTCAGATAAAGCGTTGGCAGAGTTATTAGACAAATTGCAAAGGCAAGAGAAACAAGCAAAACAAATGCCAGTGCTGCATTAATTTTCTCATGGAAGATAAAATAAAAGAACTAATAAATGGTGTGCAACAATTGTACACAATAACGCGCAGCGCAAATGTAAACGCTGATGCACATGATCATGCTAGATCAATAGCAGAAAAACTGATTAAACATCTTAATCCTAATGATGAAGTGGTTGAGGAACCTGAGTCAAAGGAGGAGGCTAATTAGCCTCCTCTCTTTTTTATGCCACAAGTAACCCAATTATTTAATGAACTTTATGAAAGTATTTGCGCCGCACAAAAAGCAGTCGAGGGAGATTACCTCAAACAAATACATGAAACGTATTTTGAAGATGGCAAGCCCAAGACAACTCAACTTGAGCTTAATGGGAAATCCGTCGAAATACCTTTATTTACACTTGTCCCGCACCACGCCTTGCGAATCGACGAATGCTCCGTTGCGTTAGAAGTTGAAATTGAAAGGGATAAGAAACAGGGACTATTAGCCAAACTGGGAAGATTAAGAAGAAAACGAATGGCAAAGGTTAAAATAAAATTTAAAGGATGCGACAAGGCTGAAGGTTTGGCCCGTGTCGGTGATTCTTTAGTAAACCAAACAAACTATTAATAACTAAAATAAAATGGCTGAAACTACCGATCAAAAACAACTCGCTAATTTTAAAGGGCTTCCTTTAAAAGATTTAATATTAGATCCCCTTGTAGCGTGCGCCCAAGGACAGAAGCAGTTAAGTGCCGCAACGATGGAGTGGTGCGAAGAATTTGCTTGGGAAACAAAAGACGGTAAGAGCGTCGCTCGTACAATCGATGTAGAAATCGAGCGGTTAATGGATGGCACAAGTGGCCAAACTGCAAAGCAGTTAGTTAAAATGCCTATTATTAGCATGGTAACAATTCCAAACTTGTCGATTCAAGATACTGAAATCAAATTTACGATGGAGGTTAAGAATCACACAGAAAACACTGAAAAGACAGGTAGTGAAACTACTAACACCGCAGGAGGTTCAATCTCAGGTGGGTTTTTAACTAGAGCTTCATGTAATTTTTCACACACTGGTAAAGTTACAAGTTCATCTGAAAATACTAGGTCCACAGATTTCTCCGCAAAATATGATCTCTCGGTTTCTGCCAAACAGAATCCACCAGCGGAAGGCATGGCAAAGTTCACGCAAATGATGGCAAGCTCAATGGAGCCTGTTGATTTAGCTAAATAGTAAAAATAAAATGGGGGATAAATTAAACAATTTTTCATTAATATTCGGAATGGTTGTAGCCTCTGCTGGAGTTATCGGTGCGTGGTTTGTTTTACCACATCGCGTATCTTCAAATGAGGCGGCAATTAAAATTCTTCAACAAGATGGGAAGTCTGAAAAAGAAATGTTAATTAGAATGGATGAAAAACTTTCAATCATTCAAAAGGATATTGAAGACTTAAAAGACGGACATCCAAGAAGAGATAATAAAACAAAATAGAAAGGTATAATTATGTTAAAATCAAAAACATTATGGACAGGAATAACAGGAGTTATCGGCGCACTAGCAGGATACATGACTGGTGAGTTGGAAATTGGTGCGGCTATAAATATTGGCATCACAAGTTTACTCGCCATTTTTGTTCGTCACGGAGTAAAGACTGAAGCTGAAAAATAAATGGGGTTAATCAAGGCAATAGCAACCTTGATAAATGCTTTTCCAATTTTGGCAAAGCTATTGGGTCAATTAAACGATGCTATAAAGGAAAAGAATGCGCGGGAACGATACGAGGAAAAAACTGATCGGATTGATGATGCTATTAATACTGCTATTAGCAGTGGGGTGTCAGCAGACTCAATTAAATTCCGTGGATCGGATGTTGAAACATCCAGAATTCAAAGCAGCAGCGAAAGCAGCACCACATTTCACAAAGGAAGTGCTGAATAAACTTGCTGAATATGAATACGAATTGGAACGAAAATAATGCCGGAATATCTCACAGATGGGGATCAAGGATTTGTTGGGGTCAATATGCGCCTCGATCCAGCGCAATTATCTCCGGGATTAGCTGCAAGCGCTCGCAATAAAAGGTTTGAAAACGGTGTTGCGAAAACAAGGCAGGGTGTAGTCCTTTTGCCTTGGAGTAATAAAGCTGAAGATGACTACCAACATAAAACCTATTCTCAAGGTGATATAGTTCGTTACAGTGGTAAACGAGCTACTGTTTCTAGTGCCGGAGTTATTTCCGCGCAAGTCGTTGCTACTGGATTAGCAGTTGGAGATTTTAGCACTGGCACAGGCTGGACTATGGAAGACGCAACTGGAACTCCAAGTTCTCCTAGATGGATTATTGGATCTGGTGTTGCTACTTGTACTACTAGCGGATCTGCTATTATTGAGAATTTAGTCTATGAAGTTGGTACTGCGGCTGGAAGAGATTATTTAGTTACTTTTGATATAGTTTCTTATACGAGCGGGAAAGTTACACCGTTTGTTGGTAACACAAGTTCTAATCCTGCTACCACTGGGCATAGTTTAAGTGCTGTTGGTTCTTTTAGTCGCATTATTCATTGTACTGGCGCAGATCCCACAAAATTAAAATTACAAGCAAGCGCTGATTTTGCTGGTGCAATAGATAACGTAACAATAACTGAACCAGCGCAAGTACAACCGCGATCAGCGCATTGTCTTAGTCCCACTTATACGACTCAATCAACTTGCGAAACAGCAGGGCAAACTTGGGTGGATGCTTCGGGTCCATTAAGTAACCCAGATCACGGCCCATATTTTAAACGTAAAGCTGCAAACATTTCATCAATTGTCACTCCTTTAAATGGTTCTGGTAATTTAAATAGTGCAGAATGGGAAGATATAGGAAGTAGAGTATTTAAATTTGATAAAGTTTACGGGGTTGGTCTTTATTCAGATCCAAATACAACTGAGTATTTATTAATTGCAACTTCAACTGGAGTTTATGCTGCCCGTGAAGGCATTCTTGCTTTCAAACTTTCTGGCTTAATCGATGCGGGAGGCTCAGTAACTTTTGTCCAGGCGTTTAATCAGGTGTTGATGTTTCGGGGTGAAAATAAGCCTGTTTATATTTTAAAAACATTACTGGAAGGATTTATTCCAGTAGATCAAATTGATAACACAATTGATTATGATGAAAACGATCAGGGTGATGGAACTGATCTAATTCCAAATGCTGACAATGCAATTTATTTTCAAAATAGATTATTAATTCCACATTCGCGTGATCTTGTAGCCGCAAGTGATTATTTAAATGTTACAAGGTATCAGCCTGTTTTATCTAACTTTAGAATTAATCAAGGCAGCGCCGATTCGCTTGTTGCTCTCCATAAATTTGATCAAACAACTGTTGTTTGTTTTAAACAGTCTTCAGTCTATATGGTTAAGAATGTCTATGGCAATTTGACAGATCTAGTACTCGATCAATTAAGTAGTGCGTATGGATGTACGGCAGCAAAATCTATAGTCAGCGTTGGTCGGGATGTTTGGTTTTTAAGTGAGAAGCGGGGTGTTTGTAGTCTTGGCATTACTGAAAGCGGCGCAGTCCAAGGAATAGATCAACCAATTAGTGAGCCGATTCAGCCTTTAATTGATAGGATCAATTGGCACATGGCTCATAAAGCAGTTTCAGCATATGCTAATAATAAATTTTATATTGCAGTGCCGCTTGATGGTAGTGAGTCAAATTCAGCAGTTTTAATATATGACTTTTTAAATGCTAATTGGACCGGGTATGACGATGGGGTAAATGTCCAAGAATGGGTTGAACCTACAGTGTGGGGGCGTAAGAGGCTTTGTTATGTAAGCACTGATGGAACTATAAATCTTTATGATGATAATGATCTTGGAGGTATTGCTGATGAAACAACAAATGCAGATGGGTTAGTGTCTATGACTTCTATTACTGATGAGTTAATAACTAGAGGATATAATTTTAAAACTCCAGATCGAAAGAAATGGCACGCTGCCAGAGTAAGCACGCAAACTTTAGGATCATCTTTTACAATAAAAGCTGAAGTAGATGGGATAGAAGAAAACACAACATTATCAACAATAACTCCAGATCGAGCTAAATATGATAAGCCATTTTACAAAGCTAATTTTACAACAAGTAATGTTAATGATGATTTTAATGAACCTTATAGACAGGATTACTCAATAAGTCTTTCCAGTGATTCCGATCCGTTTTGGATTTCTAAACAAGTAGACGGTAGTTGGACGGATGGTTTTGATGCAGTGTCAACAGTTTCAGTTAATCCTGATAATCATCAAGAATCAGTAAATAAAGTAAGAATGAAAGACGAAGGAAGATATAGCCAGATAACTATACAAAGCAATTCAGGCAGCACAAAAGTAACAAGCGTTTTAGTAGACGGTTTGGTGCGTAACAATATTTTAAGAAAGGAATTATAAAATGCCATTAGCAGTAACAGTAGAAGCAAGTGAAACATTTCCAAGTAACCAAGCGGTTACTTTGTCTAAATTAAGGAAGGCATCAAAACCAAATGTAGCTATAACAGGATCAGTGGGAGCGACTGATCTGGAAAATAATGCAGTGTCAAATGCTAATGTAGCTTCAGATGCCGGAATTGATATTAGTAAATTAGCAGGGCAAACTGAGGATAATATAATTTTAGTCAGTGATACATCAGATGGTAGCGGTAAAAAACTGATTACATCAGCGCCGCCAGATGGTAATGCGGCAATTGAATTATCTTCTGGAAAAGCAAAAATTACACCCAGTGATGAAACCATAACAGGCGCAAAATTAGATGATAAAGCAAGCGATAATTTAATAGCTCATTTAGTCACAACTACCTCAGTTGATGCAGAAGACTATGTAATGGTGCATGATTCCAGTATTACTGGAGATGCAAATGTTAAACTTAAAAAAGTAACAGTTAATAATATACAAGCAGTAGGAACAACTGCGTATTCTTTAACTGCAATAACACCAACTGCTGATTCAAGTATTGCTGGTAATAATGACTTTAAAGCAGAAATCGATTTAGATGGTACTGCTTTTCAAACTTTGGATGTAACCGCAGGAAAATATTACAATATTTATATTAAAACAGGAACATATCCAACAAGCGGTAATAAAGTTAAAACCGTTTCTGTTAAAATTAAAAACACATCATCAAGCACTTCTGCTAATGGAACTTCTAATTTTGGGCAATCAACTAACTCAGGAGCAAGCAAATGGCCCGCAGGGTGGATCTGGCCAGAAAGAGCATCAAACATTGGCCCCGCATCAATAACTGGAACTGAAACAGGAATACTTTCAGTAACCGCTTTTGGCCCTAATCCTTCAGACGTTGTTGCTGCTTGGATAGTTTCAGTACCATAATGTTAATAAAAAGAACATCATACGTTGGCACGGTCGCTGATGATAATTGGAATTCTACAACCAATTTATTTTTCAATGACGATCTTGTTCCTGAGATACCTAAACCGTTTGTAGGTGTAGAAGGCCCGTTAAATGTGCGTATACAATTATTAGCTGCTACATCAAATATTAGGCAAAATGTTAAGTTGCAGTTTCAAAAAGTATCAAGTTATAGACCTGACGATGACAGTTCACTACTAGCTCATAATGAAAACAGGCCGCGAGGTCATGGAGCGGGAGACTATTTTTATCGCCATTGGTACATGGCTAAAGGAAATGTAGCTAGGGGTTTGCCGGGGAATAAAACTGATACTTA